AGTCGGTGATGTGGCGGGAAAGGTTTCTCCGTTCCGCGTTTCTAATATCTGCATATTCGCTTACCATTGTGTTGCAGTCACTAAGCATGAGGGCCTAAAAGGTTTAACTTTAAACTTAAAGGTCTCTCATGTATTAACGATGCAATCCTTAGGTGGTTATAAGATAGATGATATGGCCCCGTTGAAACGTCGTGTTTCACGTTCTAGGGCTGGTTTTCCAAAGTGGATTCCTGTACGTAGTCGCTTCCTATTGATGAGAAAGGACCTTCCTACAATACGATTCTGGACAACTCTGTTGTCTATGTATCGTATTTTGGATTGTCCGCCTCAAATATCTTTGGGAACGATTACCTCTGCGGGCGCAGATTGACTGGCACTGGCATCTCAATCGGGTTTAATAGACCCCTTAAAAAGGGTTATTGACCGATTCTGGGAGCGCTTGGGTCTGGAAGATTTGCAGAAACAATGGAAGACTAGTCCGATAATTCCATTCCCTATTGGTACTTCTTCTCCTTCTACTTCAAACTTAGTTTGAAGTCGGGACAAGGAAAGACGTTATTTGTATCCTCGGTATTACTCCTCTTCTTATTGGTCCATTCTCGCTTCATCGCGGGTTTGGTTAGCCAAAAAGAATGAGTGATTCCTGGAACATTTACGTAACTACCTTGAGAATACTGATAGTATGGAATTTTTCCTTTCTAACCTTTGATATTCGGGAACGTCCGAGTATAAAGTGCCAGATTATATACCTGGTCATTTATACTCTGAAGGACGATACTCTCGGTATCTAGGTAAGTTGGGGTTTAAGAACGAACCGGCTGGGAAAGTTCGGGTTTTTGCGATGGTAGATGTCTGGACTCAGTGGCTCTTTTACCCTTTGCATCGTCTGCTTCAGGACGTCCTTCGTCGTTTAGACGAGGACGCTACCTTCGATCAGATTGGTGCTTTGGAGCGAAAATTACCGTTGATGGCGAAGTATCGGAAGGCGAAAGCTTTCTCTTACGACCTGTCCGCGGCAACAGATCGATTACCTGTTTTATTACAGGTGTATATCTTAGCTCCTATTATGGGTTATAAGGCCGCTGCAGCCTGGGCGAATATCCTGGTTACTCGTAAATATCAGGTCCCTTCTAGGGCCCGTGAGATTTATGGTATTAAGGAGACCTCGGTTGCCTACGCTGTAGGCCAACCGATGGGTGCTCTATCGTCCTGAACTATGCTTGCTATATCGCATCATATTATTGTCCAATGGGCTGCATACGTTTGTGGTGCTTCGCAATTAGGTAAATGGTATTTTAAGGATTATGTGGTATTGGGGGATGACATTGTCATCTTTGACCCGAAGGTCGCCCATAGTTATTATTATATAATGACTAAAATCCTTGGAGTTGAGATAGGGTTAGCAAAATCCTTGGTTTCCAAGAATTCTTGGACCTTGGAATTTGCTAAGAAATTCTTTGTTGATGGGAAACGGGCTTTTTTATGTCCCTTTTAGGGATATAATAGTTACGACCTTGTCAACAAGTGTGATGAGTGAGTTTATGCGAAAGCATGATTACTCATTCAGTTCTTATCTGAAACTTCGGGGAAGCGGGTTTAAGGCCAGGTCAAAAGTTTTGGCTAATGTCTGATCCATGCCCCATCGCCTTAGAATGTATTTTGTTTTGGATCGATCTAGGTATCTAGATTGGTTGTCTTGGATCTCGATGCGCAGTTATAATTCTTC